TTAACTGTTATTGGTGGTAGACCTGGCTCAGGTAAAACATTAATTAAAGATCAAATAATCAGAGAATCATTTGCACTTAATCCTAATGATGGGTTTAGAGTATTAGAATTTCAATTTGAGATGGTGGGTAGAACCTCAGCAATCAGAGAGTTTAGTTCTATGACTGGTAAGACATATAAAGAATTATGTAGTGCAGGTAGTATTTTACAACCGGATGTGTTAAACAAGTGTTTGATGTATGCTAAAGAAAGAGTCAAGAACCCTGTGGATATAATCAGTACTCCTTTAACTGTAAATCAAATGCGTGAACAAATTGACATGTATATGAATTTACATAAAGGAAAGAAAACAATAGTTACTTTAGATCATACTATGTTAGTTAAGAGAGCACCGTATCAAAATAATACATTAGATATGATGTTTGAGCTAGGTGAATTCTTTACTCAATGTAAAAGAGATTATCCTATTCTGTTTATTGCCTTATCACAACTAAACAGAAACATAGATAGCCCGGACAGAGCAATTGATGGTAAGTATGGTAATTATATATTAGAGTCAGATATCTTTGGTTCAGATGCTATGTTACAACATGCTGATATGCTTATAGGTATTAACAGACCCGCAAAGCAAAAGATTAGGTTCTATGGCCCTGATAGGTACATTATAGAAGATGACAAAACATTAGTATTGCATTTTCTTAAAGCACGTAATGGTGATGCTAGAATGAGTTTCTTTAAAGCTAAGTTTGAACAAATGAAGATTGAAGAAATGCTTACACCAGGACAACAAGAAAGGAGATAAACAATTAAAATTTTAAATAATGGCAATATCAACGGCAGAGCGTAAAAAAAGAGTCTCTGATTTAAAGGAGGCGCATGAAGATTACTTTCAAGCAGAAGGTAAGGTTAATGCACTATATATACCTAAGATGGCATACAGACCATCAGGAAAAGATGAACTACATGTTAGTTTCTTTCCTAGTGAACTGGAAAAAGAAGAAGATGTATATACAGAGTTTGTAAGTATAGACTATGTATCAGAAGATCCAAAAAGAAGTTTGTATCTTTTACATTATAACCCGCACTGGAAATCAGAGTATGAACTTATTACTTCTAACTCAGGATTTCAAAGACACATGATTCCTGTAAGTGAATTAAAAGTAGTTAATGATGTAGTAGCCGCTCCAGTAAAACCAAAGTTTTCTACTGCTTCTGTTAAATCTACTTCTATAGATATCTTTAATATAGCAGATCCTGAAGCAACAGGTGATACGTTACTTATAGATAAATTAGAAGAAATCAATCAAACCTTAATAACCTTAACCAAAGTAATCAATAAATTTAATAAATAAATATGGCGCAAAGTGTATTAGTCATAGCAGATTCTGGAACTGGAAAATCCACTGCTATTAGAAATTTAAATCCAGATGAAACGTTTATCATAAACATTGCTAATAAACCCTTACCCTTTAAAGGTTGGAAAAAAAACTATACTTTGATTAGTAAAGAAAATCCTGGAGGTAATTTAGCATCAGCTTCTTCTGCTATAGGCATTATGAAAGCTATAAAACATGTAGATGAGAAAATGCCTGCAATTAAAACCTTAGTGGTTGATGACTGGCAATATATGAGTTCTTTTGAATATTTTGACAGAGCTAATGAGAAAGGTTATGATAAGTTTACTCAAATTGCGGCTAACCTTGCCATGGTGGCAAAGATGCCTAAAGATTTGAGAGATGACTTAACAGTAATTTTCTTAACTCATTCTGAAGATTCAACTGATTTAAATGGAAATAGAAAAGTTAAAGCAAAAACTATTGATAAAATAATAGACAATACTTTAACTTTGGAAGGTTTATTTTCAATTGTGTTATTTGGTAAAGTAAATAAAAATGATGATGGTGAACTTGAATATGGTTTTGAGACTCAAAACAATGGAGAGAACACATGTAAATCACCTCAAGGTATGTTTGAAGATCGCTTCATTCCAAACAACCTGCAGTATGTAAAAGACTGTATGAAAAAATATGAAGAATAATTAATAAACTAATAAAACAAAAATTATGTTAAACACTAGTGGAATGTCAGCCGGAAGCGGTAAAGAAAAACCAGTAATTGGACCAGGAAATCAAGTTGTTAAAATCAACTCAATCACATTTGATGTGACACCATATGCTGCAGATGCATTTAATATCATGTTACATGTAGAATCAGAACCTATGGAGGGAGAATTTCAAGGTTTCTTAGTAGATCCTAATGATCCAAATAGTCCGCGTTATGCTGGTCAAGTAGGAAGAGTTAGATTTTCTCAATATGCATACAAAGATGCTATCTTACCAAACGGTAATGAAATCAGTAGAGATACTGAAGTAATGAAAGCAATGATCTTTTTATCAGAACAAATTGGTAAAAGAACTGAGTTAGATGCTATTCAAGCAAATACTATTGAAGACTTTATGGTTAAATGTAATGGTGTACTATCAGGACCAACATTTATGAATGTTTGTTTGGGTACACGTGAGTGGGAAAACAAAGAAGGTTATGTAAACAATGATCTTTACTTACCAAAGATGAGCAAAGCAGGAATTCCTCTTGAAGCTTTAGGTGTAGAAAATTCTAGATTAATTACATATAATGTAAATGATAAGAATCACTATAGACCTATAGTTGTTAAAGATGTACCAGCAACAAATTCATTTGAACCGGCTGCAGTAGCGGGTGATGACTTTGATTTGTAAATCAATCTAATAATATTAAGAGGGGATGATCTAGGTTGTCCCCTTTTTTTTATTTAATTTTAGCCTTTATGTTTAACACAAAAAATTTAGTATTAGAGGAACAAGATATACCAAGTTATTGGGTGTTTCAGTATTATTTAAATTTATCTGAACCGTTAACTGGTCAGGATATAAAGCTAACATCTATATTTAATCCTCTTGAGAAAACACCAAGCTTTTGCATTTATGTAGATAAAAGAATAAGGCAGTATAAGTTTAAAGACTTCTCAACTGGGAAAAACGGTAACAAGGTAGATTTAGTAAAAATGCTATTTAACATAGAATACCCGGAAGCAGCCAGGAAAATAGTAAAGGATTATAATCTACATGTAAAAACTAATGGTTTTAAAGAAATAGATTTTAAACCTGAAGCAAAGTGGACAGTTGATTTTATTAAAACAAGGCCGTGGAATGAAACTGATAGCAAGTATTGGTTATCATTTAGAATAGGTATGTCTATATTATTAGAATATAATGTAAAACCTATTGAGTATTATAACTTAGTTAAAGTAGAAGAAGACAAAGTAGAATCTATTACTATAAAAAATAATAGTCTTTACGGCTATTTTAATAAAACAGGTGGAGTATGTAAGATATATCAACCTACTAGCAATAAACATAAATTTCACAAAGTAAAGCAATATCTCCAGGGTTATGATCAACTAAAGTTTGATAAACCTTATCTGGTAATATGCTCATCTCTTAAAGATGCATTATGCTTAAAGGGTATAGGATATAACATAGAAGTGTTAGCTCCTGACAGTGAAAATACAATGATAAAAGCTTATGTAATAGAGCATTTAAAAAAGAAGTACAAAAAAGTAATAACTCTCTTTGATAATGATGAGGCTGGCCTCAAGGCTGTTGAAAGATATGCTAATGCATATAAGATTAACGGTTTTGTACCAACTATATGCAAAGACATATCAGACGCTATGAAGTTACATGGTTTTGATAAGGTTCATGCAATGCTAAAGCCATTGTTGAAAGAAACATTAAATAAATAAAAATGAAAACAATTACAGAGAGTAACACGATTACCGGAATTAGCGGAAATACCTATAGCGGGCATTGCGTAACAAATACAGATTTAAACAATAACCTATACATATCAAATGATGGTGGTTTAGGTTTAGGAACAACTACACCATCAGCAAGATTAGAAATAACTAACAATAAAATTTACAGAACAATGAATGAGCAGGTAAAAGTAGTAGTATTAAAAGTTACAAGATTTAAAAAGAGTGGACTAATAAAGACATCAGTTGTAACAAACGAAGGATGGTTGCCTAGAAACTCTAATATGAGTATAGAATTACAAGCTGTAAAGGCTTTTAAAATTCCTATGGAGGAGTTAGATAACATAATTGTTAAAGAAATACTAACAATTAACCTGTAAGATACTCTACTGAATTAAATAAATAAATAAATATGATAGAAGCAATAGGTTGGCTAGCAATAGCCGCAGTAGTAATGATAGTTGGAAAAGCAGTGGCTAAAAAGCTATGGCCAGAAGACTGGAACAATGATCCATTTTAATATGGAAAATAAAAAATGGTTTATACCAGGATCAGTTCCAAGTAGTAAGAATGGCCGTAGATGGACAGGTAAATACTTTATAGCTAGTAAAGCTGTAATGAACTATAGAAAGATTGC